AGCATTACCTTTCTTAATCCACCACTAAACCCAAGCAATGAAGCTAATGCACCAGCACCAAAGGCTAATGTCAATGACGTTGCGATTGCTCCTATGATAGGATCCATCTCATTAAACACACTTAGTATGTTAATTAATGGCTTCACAACGGCTTTAATGGCTTTTACAAGCACTTCAATGGCAGGGGCTATGGCTTCCACCAGCATATCTTTTAACAACCCAAAACTGGCGTTCATGTCGCCTATGCTACGTGATAGATTATTTAGCGTCTCTGTATTCTTCCCAGTCCTAACAAGCGATTGTGCAAATGCTCTGCTCTCCGCTGTGCTTTTTTGCAACGCAGTCACTAAACTAGCATCTAAGCCTAATTGTTGACCAAAATTAACTACCTGATTTTGCCCAAACTGTGCCTTTAACCGTGGTATCTTAGCTTGGAATTGATCTATAACATCAAAGGCATCTGTATTTCTAGGATCAATGCCTAACCGCTGGAATATACTAATGTCACCCCTGCCAATAGCTATATCACCTAAGTTATCTTGTATTGCTCTAACGCTATTCTCTATCGCTGTTGGATCAGCATTAATATCAAGGCTCTTTGCTTCATTCTGCAATAACTGTAACTTCTCAACCGATAAACCCGTTTGATTCGCAAAGGCTTTTAGTTCCGCACTGCCACCCCTTACCATGTCTTGTAGGTTAGCCATGGCGGCGATAAATGCCGTTACACCTGCTATTGCCCCCAGTGTTTTAGTCTGAAAACCTTTCAGCTCTGTTGACGCTTTCTCCAAGCCAGCTGTATCTGTTTTAAAGCCTATCTCTGCAAATAACTCACCTATCTTCATTTAATCCCCTTAGGCTTGTTAAGTTCAAAATAGGTTGCCTCATAGTCATTTATGAAATTCTCGTAATGAAACGCATTTAGCACCAAATCATAAGGCACTTCATACAAGATTTTATCTACATCACCACCATAATAACCTGCCTTAGCAACTTTACAAGCTATTAACATAGCGGTGTCGTTAACAACTACTTCTGGAACTTTGTCGCTAGGTCGCTTAAACGAGTTTTTAACATGACAAAAGGGTTCTCTGGCAAAAAATCCTTAACGTTTCCCTCCGCCACTATTATTAACACCTCTATATAATCTTTGCGTGCTTCCACATCTTCAAAAGTGCCTTTTGTTAAGTTTTGGTTGTTATACAAGCAACCTTGAAAACATGATATAATTTCGTTTTGCACCTTACTATCACTAATAATTTTAGAAAGCCCACTAATTAAAATTGGTGCTATATCTGCATCACTAGTTGCTTCTCCTAATAGCCCCCCTAATCTATCAATTATGGTGTTTGTTAAAGTGTTAGCCTTATCAAAGCTAGCTTTTTGCACCCTCAAAGTATTGCCACTCTGTAAAGTTATTTCTTCACCTAATTTTGTCGTCATATTCTATACCTTATTGAAAAGTTATTTTTACTTCACCAACCACGAAAGTAAATTCAATCTGACCGTCCTGATATTCTTCCGATGAATTAGCACCAGCATTAGAAACAGTCTTTACTGACATTGATCTGAGTTCATGGCTAATGGTAGTTCTTATGCCATCTTTGAATTTCGTTTGAGTATAAGAGCCATTAACTATATACATGCTTGGAAGTAAACCTTGGGGGTTTCTTGCCCTCTCTGCAAGCCGTGATAACTCCCTGCCATCAGTGCTAGCCTTATAAACGGTAACTTTAAGTTCACCCATGTTGCCCTCAGCATTACGGGTGTAAATCAGTGAACCATCAAGCCCTTTAGTAGCATTGATAGCCTCATTGGGTAATGTCAAATCAATTGCTCTATCCTTTCCAAAAGAAGTGATATTTCTGCCGTCAATAATTAAAGTTTCATCACCTGTTACATATGTACTCATGTTTATACCTCAAATGTTAATATTGCATCTACTTGCTCGATACTACCAGCAAGCTTATATGCCGCTTGTATTAGTTGGGCTTTCCTTAGCTCCCTGTCAACTTGCGGTTGCTCACTAATAGGCTGTGAGAAAATATAGTAGCCGTTTTGAGTTATCGACTCTAGCATCGTTTCATCATCACCAAAGCGATCGCCGTTCCACTGTAAACCCGTGCCAATAACTCCATTGGTTACAAACTGATCAAAAACACTTCTTAAAGCCGCTTTTAGTACGTCCATTCCTGCTTCTGTTTGTGGAACTTTAGTATTAGTTCTTCCAATAGCATTAAACAACGCCACCTGAGCCTCAAAGCCTAATGCTAAGTTATCCCTTACAACATCATGATACTGGTTAGCACCTGATAACCTAATGCCATTTCTGCTACCGTACGATACGTAATAATCAACGCCTTTGGCTTTCAAATCATTAGTTAATGTTGCGGTGAATTTACTTGGCGATGCCGTTCTGATAATCTTAGTAGCTAACGTGTTAGCAGTCCTTGAACCATCATAATTAACGCTAGCATGTCTACTTACCGCACCAGCCATTAATTTATGTAAATTATCTAAGCCTTGGTTATCATAAAAAATCTGTGTTTTTCTGTTGCTAGCCTGTCTAATGTTCTCAGCAAGCCCCGCAACTTCACTCTTAGAGGCTATGCCATAAAACAAAATCCTTTTCTTTGCTTGAATGGCTGTTGCCAAAGCCTCAACAACTGCCCCCTCCATGCGTAAATCTGTTAAAACATTCACATAGTTTGTAGCTGTTTGCTCGTTGTCATCAATACGAGCCATAGCTTCGACAATCGTCTCACCAGATGCATTTACCCCCGCCGGTGCTGTTGCACCACTTTCGTTTAAATAGTTAGCACCAGATATGTCAGTAGGAGCTCCGTTATCTGTTATTAAAGCAATAAAACTAGAAGATCCGTTGCTTCTACTGGTAATCGTTATCTTGTTGTTAGCATAACTAACATCAACATCAACCAGCTTTTTTTGTATCACGCTAGCAACATCAGCGAGGCTAGTTGTTGCTGTAAAGTCTAGGTTTCTTAATGTTGCGTGGCTACCATCTACATTAACTTTTAAACCACCATCACTAACAGCTTGAAAATTCGCTAGGTTAGCGGATATATCTGCTGTTTCTAGCTTACCACTTGTTGCACTTACTGCATTATTAAGAGGGGCAAAAAACAAGTTCCCATTACCCATGCGGATAGTTGTATCCTGCGCAAAAATTGCATCAGCCATCTTTTTAGCAGTGCTGTTAGTACCATAAATAGCACCTACCTGACTAGCACTTGTAATAACCTCATAATCATTAATACTGTCCGCTTGCTCTGTGCAGAATACTATCGTATCATTCACATTCGCTGGTTGCAAACTAGGCTGTGTTCCCACAACCGTAAGATTTATCACTTCATTTAAAGCATTATTACTCATACGTTAACCTCTATATCTGGCGTTTTATTATTATCATCTTTAACAACAGCTTGAAAACTAGTGTATATCGCATTAACACTCGGGTCAATCGCTTTCACCTTTGTATTGCCAACGAAACATCTAATATCCATTGTGTATCTTAGTAAATTCTGCCCGTCTAATTCTTCTGAATTGTCCACAAAAGATTCTGGATACTTAACAATCTTTATAATGTTCTCATCTTGGGCTTGTTGAGAGGCTAAGCTGTTTAATGCTTGCAACACTTCATATTTTCTCGTGAACAAACTATCTGAAAAGTTCTCAGTTATCATGCTATATATATCAATCGTGATCAATTCCTCAACGCTGATAGCCGTTTTCTCAAAAAGATTATTGTTTTCATCTTCAAAAATACTACTCTCAGATGAATAAGGTGTTGACGAAGTTAAACCAATAGCACAATAAATAAGGTCTGGTTTATCTGGTGATTTGAAATTGCTATTCATTATGTAGACTTGCTCGTCTGGCAAATCCATATAATCTTTAATCAAATTTCTAATTATTACAGGTGCATATGTCATATAACCCCACTTTCTGATACTGCATGGTACTTACAAAAATGCCCCTTAGTAAAATCTAGTATACTTTCAACTCTATATCGATCACCATCATACACAATCATATCATTAGTTGATCCTACCACCGCTGTTGTTTCAATGTAAACATTAATCCAGCGTCTTTCTCTTAACGCTTCTGGTTTAACCAGTATAACACTAGCCTCTAAGGGTTGCACAACGGCTCTCACGTTATGCACCACCTCTTGTGTAGTGTAAAACCCGTCTTGAATAGTTTGCAACCGCTGCATTAACTGAATATCAGTTTCCCATTCTTGAAAAACACCCTTCATGTTTGGAAAACCAATATCACTAATCTTTTTTTTACCAGATATTATCTTACGTGCCACTAGCTACCACCTTACTTGTTATTGATCTTCTTAACTGCCCCGTATCAATCAAAGGCTTATCACTTCCCTTAACCTCTAAAGTCTTAGGCTTTAATCTAGCCCAAGTTCCATAACCATTATTACGAAATGCCCCTAAAACTATTGCTTCAGCTTTAACCCCTAACAGCTCTAATGCTAAGGTTGCATTACCCTCACTTAATGCCTGCTTAACAAGTATATTATCTTGTAACACTCCCAACAATTTATCAGTATTCTTCCGTAATGGTACTCTTAAAAAACTACGTGCTGGTATTTTACGAGCAATAGAGCCGAATTCGTGCATTCTGCCTATCTCCACATTAGATAGACTATCACCCCTACGCCTTTTGCCACTACCCAATATGCCAACCCTTACCTTACCAGCATTTTTAAGCTGATTTGCAACTTTCTCTAACCCTCTTAAATCTAAATTGACGCTAGAAGACACTGGCTATCTGTATATTACTACCTACAACACGAGGGTCTAATAAAGCAAGGTATGACTTGCCATACTGATTACCATCTAAATAGTCATATGAACTACCATCTTGCACCCCTGTATAGCTTACAGAAACACCATCAAGGCTCTTGCTTGCCATACCACCAGTACCACCATCTAAACCCCTCTCACTGGCTCCTATGTGCCTTACAAGGTAAAAAGCCCATAACAATAAATACGCCTCTTTTTGATAATCAATAGTATCACGCCCAAAAGCAACAGAATGATAATCACCAATTGCCAATGTTCTACCAATCTCTAAATCTTGATCAGAAATATAATCATCAACATATTCATTCGTTAGCAATTGCCAATCATTAGACGGTAAAGCCACGGGGTTATCTACCTTAGCCTTGTAAAACTTCCCTGTATCACCATAGTAAACTACATCATCAACAAAATAGCCTTTCCCTTGATCATAAACTGGCAGGTATAAGAAATCTCTCTTATACCTTGCCTTAAAATCCTCAAGTGTTATTAATGCTAAATCTATAGTCACTTTTTCTTGGACTTGCCTTGCAATCCTGCAAGCTCGGCTTTTAATTTAGCAATCTCAAGGTCTTTGCTTTTCACATCTTGCTTTAATTGCTCTTCAGTTCTCTCTGCCTCAAGTTTATCAGGAAAAATGCAATCATAAGAGGCTAATATCTTCTTAGCCTCTTGATCAAGATTATCAACGTAATTAATGCCTTCCACGATAGTCAAGGTTCCAACTTTAATCGGGTTACCACTTCGGTTGTCTACAATCGTTTTCGTCATAAAAGCTCTCCTAAGAAGTGTGATCAAAGTAGGTTACTTCATGCTTACGGAAAACATCTAACCCACCGTAGGCAGCCGTCGCTACACAAGTGAAGTCATGACCATTAGCAGTATGATATGCACTAGTAGTATAGTTCCTTTGAACGTGCATTTTCATAGAAAGCGGATCGTTTCTATATAAAACATAACGATTTTTGCCATTACCACCTAACACATTAGCATTTCTAGCTTTATCGGCATAAGCTAACTCTTTAATCTGAAAGTTTTGGTTATTAAACCCATCTTTTAGCAATGACAACAAACGGTCATACTTAGAAACTGTAACACCAAATTCTGTGCCAACACTTGTAGCCTTTAAACCCCTAGCCTCCTTTGGTGAAATTACCAAAGTGTCAGGAAACGAGAGGTTAACCTCCTCTAAGTTACTAGCAACGCTGTTAATAATGTTAGTTACCGTTGTGTTTAATTGATCTAAAGTTAGGGTATATAAAAAATTACTAATTGTCGACGTATCAACAGTAACACCACTTTGATTTAACAAACCCTGCAAGTCTTCAACACCTAGAAAAGCCGCTTTCTGAACATCTAACTGAAATTGCCTAAAAGTTTCACTTTCTTTCAACCTAACAAGGTCAATAGATAAAGTTTTACCAGCCTTAGCCCGCTCAATCTCAGTTCTACTATAATTGATGTCATACTCCCAATCAATAGT